GATGTTCTTGTAGCTCAAGATTGACACTGGATTAGCACCAACTACTTCACCGCTAATAGTAGCATTGGAAGTGGCAGAACCAGAGTACACAATCACACCAGCAGAAGCCAGCAAATCTTTTTGCAGCACGTCTTCAGTGATCTTGGTAGCACCGTTCATCAGTTCACGACTCAAGTGTTCTTTCAACATGTCATCACTATCAAAGTCCATAGACTCTTGCGTGAATTCATAGAAGAAACCAAACTTGTACAGCGTAGCTTCACGAGACAGACGAGTGAAACCAATTCGGTTCACACGACCACCGTTTTCACCAACCAGAGGCAGTTTGCTGGTGATCGTACCAATGTCTTTGGACGAACCATACAGATTACCGTTGGCAATGGTTGCACCACTGGCGTCAATACCTTGGTCATTCACGTTGCGAACATCCAGCATAGGCACGTACTCATAGACCTTGATGGTCTTACCGAAGTTCTTCGGCATGTTCGTGACAGAAGCCAGAGGCATGAAGAACTGTTCACGTCGAGCTTCAATCAGAGATTTCCGCAACCAGTAAAACGAGTTCATTTGATCGGAACCAGCACCATCAATAGACGATTTGGTTCCCAAAATAGGAGCGTTGTAATTCAACATTTTATTAAATCCTTAAAGGCGATTTTGCCAATTCTTTAGAAAATCATCGTCACTCATACTTTGTAGATTGACGACAGGTAACACACGTTTTTGGGTTTGGCGTGTAGAGGCTGCTGCATTTGCTGCTGCACTATTTGTTACTTGCGATTTAGGAGCCACCACACGGGTAGCTACTGGCGCACTAACAGATGCAATAGTTTGCGTAGGCGCATTTTGCACACCTTTGCTATTTGGTGCATTTAAATTAGTAAATGCACCGCGAGTATTTAACTCATTGCCTACACTCAAGTAAGCTTGAATGAATGGAGTACCCGCAGGAATCTTGCCCAACATTGCCTGACGGTTAATCTCAGCGGAGATAGTATCGTAGATACCATTTTCTCTTTGCTGTTGAATCGTTGCCATTACTTCTGGAGCTTTCCACAACTCTTCTTTAGAGGCTTGATCCCATGATGAGTTAATCAAGGAGATAGTTTCTTGGCCAGTTGGAGTGGACTGTAAGTCTTCCAACACAGCACGAAACGCAATCTCCGAATCAGTCACCTTGTGATTGCCTGCTTGATAAGCGGGTTCACTGCTCACATCAATATCCAGCGGATCAACACCTGAATCTTTAATCAGTTTCTTGAGGGCTTCTGGATTCTTTTTGTCTAGATCAATGAAGAACGATAACTTCGCTTCATCAAGTAGACCATTGTTTTCCAACATAGCAAGAATCTTGCGATGTGGTGCGATGTCTTGCATCTTACGGGTGAAATTAGCACCCATAGAAGCAAGTTGACGCAATTCGTCCATAGACTGAATTTCAATAGTTTTACCGTTAGCCTTCAAAGGAGCCATCGCTTCTTTGTACTTAGCCTCAAAGTTCACAACTTCAGGTACTGCCTCAGTTGCAACAACGGGTTTAACTTCTGATTCAGTGCTTGGTATCTCAGTCTTTGGAAGACTAAGAGACTCATCTGCTTCACCATTTTCTTGGTTCGGTAATTCAATAGTCTCATCAGAAGCAGGTGTTTCTACTTCTGGCTCCGTAACCGGAACTTCAATTACTTCCTCAATGATAGGAGCAGGAGTATCCACAACAACTTCTGGAGTTTCATTAACTTCTGTAACTGCAGGGGGGGCTTCATTTAAGAAGGCAGTATCATCAAGAATAGCCATGATACTTATTCCAGAACATCCGTGATAGCAGTCTCTGCACGAGCATCATCCAGAGCATTATCAATGGACTCTAGCTCATTCTCTGCAGCATTACCCATTTGGATAAGCACAGACAGATAACGCTTCAAATGTCCAGCAGCTTGAGCAATTGCCAAAGCATCCTTTTGATTGCGTTCACTCAGTGCAGGATCACCAGAAGCTTGCACATAACGTGCACACTCTTTCTCCATGAACTGTTCAGTGATTACTTTACGAAAATCCACATTGTGTGTCAAACGTTGAACTGCTTGACGCATTTCAACAGCTTGTTTCATAGACTCACGTTGAGTTTCCAATTGTTGTACGGTGACTTCAGACATGCTGAGTGGTCTTTCTATAAGGATTAAAGTTGATTAAGAGAACCAAGGGAAGAAAATCCTTGTCTTGGTGCATCATTAAGTTTATCACTAACTTGATTAAATCCAATGGCTGCAGATAAATCAGGAGATTGTTCACCTAGTTTTTTAGGTGTAGTCAGTGCTTTGGTAATCTGAAGATTCTGATTACCTTCTGCCTGTGCTTTCATACGCTCCATATCACGAGCATGGCTTGTACCAGTATCTTGTTCCACATAATTCAAATCAAGGGCATCTTTCTTCGACCTAGATTCTTCAGCCTTAGCCTCATTCATTGCGACCTCAGACATGATCTTGGCTACGAGAGCACGCTTCTCTTCCACCTCAAGCTTGGCCAACTCTTGCTGTTCAGGGCTTATTTCTGGTTTGTACTTACGCAGTTTCTCTGCCAATGCAGGCATACGTTTCAAATCAGCAATCTCTGACAAGACCGTAAGCATTAATTCTTGACCAGTACTCGGACCAATAGTTTGCATCATAAATGCCAAATCTTTTGCTTTGGCATCATCAACTTCAGCCGTGGAAATATCAACTTCCAAGTCAAAGTCTCCTGCCAAATCTTCACGTTTGATTTCAACAAATTCAGTATTGGTTACACGAACCACTTCTTTATCAGACAGAAACACTGCATTCATCTTGATGATTTTGTACCCAACATCTGCAATGGCTTTAGCCAAACGTCGAAGAATAGCCATTTCTCGTTTAGAGGAAGCATCCAATACTCCCCGAATACCAGCAGCTACGTCACCATAAGCTTGCCCTGAAATACCACCACCAAAAGATTTAACACCAGTTAGTGCCTCTGCTTCTTGGTTCTGTAGATTCAACATTAACAAAGCTGACTGTGGAAGCTCGGGATACTTATGCTCAATCAAACCTGCTTGTGGAGTAACTGTAGGATTAAATTCATAATCCTGCCCATTCTCATAACGTCGTTTGTTCAAAGGGTCCAACATACCCTTGGCAAAACCTTGTTGACCGTTGGCTGAACGACCCAACAAATCAATCATACCGCGAGTTACAGCACCCAAGATTGCTTGGTTATCTTCTAGTAACTCAGCATCTGGTTCACCATATAGTTCTCGTTTGACAGGGAGATACTTGGAGATAACAAAAGGAAGTTTCTTATCTGGGTATGGATTCTCTTCCATACGAATCATAGTATTACCAACCCAAGTAGCAACAATACTGGTCAATTCACCTTTGCCATGAATATCATAGAAACCCCAATACTCATACGCCACAACCTTCTTACGTGGCGCATCTTGAAATTGAAAGTTAGTTGGAGTTTTGGTTGCAAACTCACTGTCAGATAGTGGGGCAGCACCTTCCCAATTTACTTTATCCAAGTTGGTGTAACGATCTTTCTCTGATTCAAGATCTGCTTTACATGTCTCAAAAGAAACAACAGCAAACTTTGCCTTCAACACATCACCATTACACGATGGATCAATAACCACATTCTCAGGGTTCATCACCTCTACTGTAGGGTGATTGAAGATAATCTTTTCTACGTCAACAGCTTGTTCACCTGTCTGTTGAGCTATGACTGTTTGTCCTGTTTCTTCATAGTAATCAAGAGAAGCTTTCAATGCAGGATCAGCTTGTTCCTCATACATCCGAGGATCAGACTGTTTCATCTCCATACCTTGCTGCAAAGCTTGTATCTGTTCTTCTGTTTGCACAGGAAAATACGAATACACAGGAGCCATCTCTTTGACCAAAACAGTCTTACGGTTCCAACCCACACGAAGAACACAGGTGCCTTCGTCTACAGTAGCACGGACAAAGTCATCAATAAGATTGACCCTATTAAGCTTGGTACGGAATTGGTAGTTCAGAAGTATTTCATTCTGCTTGGCTCCACGAGCATCTTCAAAAGTTAGTGGGCTAATTTTGTAGAGCTTACTTGTACCAAGAAAAGGTTCAGTCAATGCAGAATAACGCCACTCAGCCTGACGACGAATAAGTTTAGGCTGCACCGAGGAACGACCTTTAACTTTAGCAGCCCGTGCTTTTCCCCTCACTGCCATCAAATCATTCCAAGCACCAATCTTAAGCATCTGTGCGCTATGTGCACCAGATGCTTGTTCCATATCGTACTTGAGTTGAGCAATGGAAGGTTCCTTCTTCCATGTAGTAATCTTGGCAGACTGATTAGGGTCTAACGGTACAGAACCTATTGTTTGTTTTGGTTCATCATGGTTGAGTGATTCATCAGTCATTTTCTATACTTTCATTGGTGAACTACTTGCAAGCAGTATATCTTTACTTTGTGATCCACGACTAGAACCAAAATAGAAATTCAATACAGCACCAAAACCAGCACTCAAGGAACCAAGAAGAATAAGCAGAGATTG